TGTCGCGAATAACCCACGATGCAACGTTAGGAAGAACCTACGCACTAGCCTATACCTCGTTTAGCTTCATTAAAAGCTTTTATAAAGTTTTTTTGAAACTTTGATCTTACAAAACCAAAACCTATTTTATAGAATGGAAATTTAGGTTCATAAGAAGCTGATTGATGCAATCCTATTATAAGTTTCAAGCCTGATGTGTAATTCCCTGTATCTACTGATGTTGATGTTGCTCTTACTTTCCTCCTTTCCCAAACACCAGTAATACCCTTTACAGTTCCAAAAAATTGATTTTTCTTTTTTATTAGACCTGACCTTTTACCAACAATATTTCCATATTTGTTGAGCCTTGCATTTGGTTGATAAGGAATTGGTATTTTTCTTTCTTGAGTTCTTACACCACCTGTTATTTGAAACTTAAGATATTTCTCTACAAACTCTTTGATAAACAATATTCCGCCAAGTTTATTTTTTGTAGCTCTGCTAACTAAAAAACCTTTTACAGTTGCAGGAGTTGGTCTATCTAATTTTTTTGTAATTTGTGCCATCATAGCTTTACGCATACCAAAAAGTGTTATATTTATAGACTTTGCAGTTGCTTCTGGTAAATGTCTTTTCTCAAAATTATTTATAGCTTTAACAGCCTTATCTATATCGCTTTTTACAATAATCTTCATAGATTTCTCCATGCTGATTTACCTTTAAACTGTAAACCATGCTGCTTTGCTCTTCTGATTACTGTTGACTGACTTACACCAAAAGTTCTTGCACAATCATAACTTGATGCACCATCGTCAATTTTTTCTTTAAGTATTTCAATATTAATTACTTTGCTCATAAACTCTCTAGCTCCTTTATCTTCTCATTAGCGTAAAATATTAGCTTCTTTAAATCTTCTATATTATTTTCTTTTTTCTCGTGTCGATGCAAGTATTTATGCATATTGCCTACACAATAGTCCATATATCCCTGTTTACCTAATTGTTGTCTAATGTAGTCCAATGATTCTATTTTGTCATCGCAATAGTGTCTTGGCTTTAATACTGAATCAAATTCGTCAATCATTTATCTCTCCCATGTAATCTGTTTGCTTGTTTCTGCAATGATCTCTCAATATATCTATCAATTATCTTGTTTATTATTTGTCTTATCTTTCCCATTCTTAAATATCTTATGCCAGTTAGCATCTATCTTTTTCTTATTTTCAGGTCTCCTTTTATCTCCTTTTGACATTTGCACGCCTATCAAGTTCTCGTTTACATTTAATCCTAAGTTTTGGATTTGATCTTTCTGAATTAATTATATCTAACAATTCTTGTAATTTAGTATTCTTAATATAAAAATGCTCAACAGAAAACTTACCTGTTTTTCTATCGTAGTGCTTTACGCTTGGTTTAAGTTTTGTTGGCATAGTTAATCTTTGTAAATGTAGGGTTAAAGTTTCCCTGTGTTAATTGTTCTTTAGCATCTATGCAATGTTCAGGAATACATCTAAACATCTCTTCAATGCTAAAAATAATGCAATCTTCTTCTTGCTTATATTTATGATAAACATTTTCCAGTTCATAGTCATTACCAACTATAAGTGCATATTTATCTTTATTGTATTTGTAGCAAGATATGTTCGGATCAAGTTCAGCATATCCATTATCTCTAGCAGCTTCTATGATTGCATCGTAAGCTCTGTGCATCATCTTGCACATAGAAAATATCTTTTTATAATTTTGTTTCTTTATTGATTCTTTAAACATATATTCTGCTCTCTCAAACTTCAAAGCAACATTGCTTGGTATTATCTTTAACAATCTTTGCTTGCCACCCCAATTCTTTGTAATTTTAGATTCAAGCTTTCTAAGTATCTGAATCTGTAACAACGCATTATCTTTGTATATATGTTTCATAGATATATCAAAAACTTGGATCATTGATGGATATATGGATATATCCTAAAGGATATATATCCATTATATCCACTTCAAGGTGATTTCGGATAGAAAATAGCCAATTTATATCCACTTTATATCCACTTCTATCCACTTTTCTATCCACTAAAACACTCCTTCATCCCATTTTTTAGCCTGATAACCATAATTTTCTTTATAATGCACCAATCCCTTTTCCTTTAATTGTTTCAATCTTCCTTGAGCAGTCTTGCGTTTTACCTTCAATATTCCTTCTATATCTGCTGCATTGAGCCAAACACTTACAGGATCGTCTGGGCATTGTTGTTCAGCAACAGTAATAAGTGCCTTTATAGTCTCTTCATTTACTGTAGATTCTTTAATATCTATCGGCTTATCTTCTGGTATCAATACACCACTTGTTAGATTGTCAAATCCAAGCAAATTTACTTCATGGAATTTATATTGCATCTTAGCCATACCCATTCCATCTTTGTTAAGTGTCTGCTCAAAATCAACCCACATTTCATCAATAATATCATCTCTACTTACCTTAAACTCGTAATCTAAACTAGCTTGTATAACACTTGATCCTCTTGCTCTAGCATTTGATCCATGACCTGTATGATGCACAAAGCAACAAGTAGAACCAAACTCTGCAACTAACTTATCTAATCGCTGTATAAACAAGCCTACATCTTCACTAGAGTTCTCATTACCAGAAAAGTTACGCTGAAATGTATCAAATATTATTAAACCAATATTTCCATATTGCTCTTCTATCTCTCTGCAAGTTGTTAATAATTTATCAAACTCTTCATCCTCTGTGATCCTTGCACCCCTGTTTGATAATAGAAGTGGTGCTTTTGATAAGTCTTTATTAAAGTATTGCTCGTAAGCTTTTATTCTTCTTCCTACTCCTCTTTTACCTTCTCCACATAAATATAGCGTAGTTGCCTGTTTGCTTGCACTTCCATAAAACTCTTCACCCATCGCAACAGCACACGCCATAGCTATTGCTACAAAAGATTTACCTGATTTAGCAGCACCAAAGATAGACATAACTGATTCTCTCTCAAACATATCTTCTATCAACCAATCAGGTTCTTTAACTTCCGCCATCACTTCATCAATACGCTGAAAGTAAATATCACTTTTAGGTGGTAACATTTGATTACCTTTTATATATTGCTCTAACGCAAAACTATTATCAAAGTAATTAGATTTATTGGCATCCCAAAGATCGTCCTTCTCAGCAAAGTCTTTAGGTGGTAAAGCTATTCTTACAGTACATCCATTCTTCCTAAGATACTTCCCTAACTCCCATGCAGCTTCTTTACCTACATCATCGTTATCTGGAAAGATATAAACATCTCTCTTAAATACAGGTGTCCAATCTGATTTCTCCCAAGACTTAGCTCCACCATGCCAACAGGCAACATCGCCATCGTAGAGCTTGCCTGCTCCCAAGCACGCCTTCTCTCCCTCATTAATGAGGATTGGCTTGTTGGGATGATTGCACTCGCTATATAAAGGCAACTTGCCCTCTGGTCTACGCATGACCCAACTATCACCAACTTTAGTAAAAGGTGCGTACTTTTGTTTTATCGGATGATTGTCTGGAAAGCGTAATACTAAAAAGCTGTCATTATATTTAAGTTTGATTTCTGCTTGCGACCAAAGTTTTAGTAAAGCATCTCTAGAGATTGGCTTTGCACCCATTTTTAGTGGAGTAGCATTATGACTGACAACATTATTTACTTTGGAGGTAATGTTGCCATTGGATGCAAAGCCTTGATCGAATTTTGTAAGTATAGCTTTATCTACATTGTTTGTCTCTAATAACCAAGCAACACCTCCACCTTCGTCATTCTCAAAGTCAAAGAAAGTACCTGCTTGTATATTAAATACAAAGCTTCCTTTTGATCCCCACCGCCATTCTTTATCTGTTTTAGTTTTCGGTTCTCCTAAGACCTCTAAAGCAATTTGTGGTGCTACATTAACCCACTTATCTTGCATGATCTAGAAAGGCAAATCATCTTCTGTTAAATCACCACTCTTAGCAACTTGTTCATCAACCTTATCACTTAGACCTGCATTTGGACTAATCCAATCATCATCATTAGGTGCATCAAACGTAGGAATAACAAACGTATCTTTTCTTGGTTTCCAATCTACAAACTCGAAAGACGCTCTATTGAATTCACCGAACTTACCCTGCATTACTTTTGGTTCTAATAATCTAAAAGTTGGTAAATTAGGTTTTTGCTCCGTCCATTGTTTACAGGCTCTTAGCATTTCTTTAATAGTTTCAAATTCATTAGCTGTTGGTCTTTGCCAAAGTAGAGGTCTATCCTCTACACCATCAACCATAACCCAGATTGAAAAAGCAGGTTTCCAACCATCACCATCTGGCTTTTTACCTAATGATCCTACTGTGTCGCAAAAGCTCCACTCGTAGCCATCGTTATAACGCCCCCAACCTGTTTGTAATGTATCAAGATCAAGTTGCATGTATTTAAACTTACATTCCTGATCTGCAAGCTTAAATTGTTTATCCCTACTGATAAACTTTAGATAAATTGAATTATCTGATTCTTGTAGTATTTCCATACTTAACTCTCCTTTTTAATGAACTACTTTATTAGCAGTTAATATTTCATATTCAGCTATTAGGTAAGCAGAATTGCTTTCCTTCCAACTCCCAAAATCCTCTATGACTAATCCAAAAAACTCAGCTCCTCTTTTTATCTTACAATATTCTTCCCAACAGTATTTATCAAAAGCAGCATCATAATTAATTATTTCTTCCATGATTGCACTTCATATTTAAGAATATCTAGAAACTCCTCAAAAGATGTGAAGGCAACAGGATGATGATACTCACTATCGCTTATATTTGAGTTAATCATACTTAGGGGGAACGCTACTCTAATAGGTAAGTGGTTAAACTTAAAAATTAGAACAGGTGTATTGTCATCTCCTGCTGCTTCACAAATTTGTCGCCACCATTTGTCTTTATACCAATTGTTACTATTTCTTGCATAGTTTTTACATTCAAAATAAATGTAGCGTAATTTTAAATCTGGTTGATTCTTTTCTTGATACTGATTGAGGTTTCTACTAACTCTATCGTCTAAATGTGTTGTCTCAAGCATCGCATTAATCTTGTTTGCACATTCTCTCTCGAAAGCTGCTCCTTTGGCTCTAGCGTTTACCATCTACAATCCTTGTTGTCCTAACTATGCTAGTGCCATTAGCAAAATTAGTAAATTCATGCACCAAAGTTTCATCCTGTAAATCTCTAGACCAACCCATAGCTGTAATCTGTTTTGCCTTTTTTTCTTCCTCTAATCTTAGTCTAGCTTTTGCTACTGCTTCATTAAACTGTGTCATAAGCTTTCTACATCAAAATCAATATTTACCAGATCGTGCTTTACAGAATTTATACCAACTTTTAAAAAGTATTCTGCAAGTTGCCCCATTGGTTTCCCTGTTTGTGCTGATAATACCTTGAGTTCTTTGTGTACATCTTTGTAAACCCAAACTGCTTCCTTGCCTATTTTCTCCATAGCTTCCTCATCAATAAAATCTGTAAAGTTAGTTTTCATAAACTGTTAATGCATCATACATTAATATATTCATATTATTCAATCATCATCCCTGTTTAACATATAAATAATGCAAGACATAATTGCAACTCCTAGCGTGCTAAAGATCGCTAATAAAATGATTGTCAATATCTCTTTCATCTTACTTTTCCTATATAATCAAAGTTGGGTATCAGAAAACTCTCCAACATCAACTCCCCCATTTGATTTATTCTGATACCCTCTTGATGTTTAAAGTTTTCCTTCTAACGCTGTAAGCTTCTTTAGCAGGTATAACCTTTTCCTCTTTAGCTTTGTAATGTGTCATACCCCAATTGATACTAAACTCACCAACCCTAGCCTTGCTATGATTACCCATTGCTTCCATCAACCTCGCCATTGCGTTCTGTTTGCTCGCCTTTGCGTTCTTGATAGTTTCATCGCATAACATAATTTGCCTTGCGTGATCTTCATACAGCTTGTCAAGATCAACCACTTCATCTTCTGTAGCTTCTGGATGCACCAGCACGCC